AGACGATGAGATTGGTGATTTGGTCAACTACATGACTGCATCCTTTGGTGTTACTGCTCTCAATGAACTTAATATCCTTGCTACTGGTAAGACACTCTATCAGGATCCTTGGTTTGCTGAGGGTGCACTTAAGCATATCAATGATAAGGTAGAGCAGTTCAAGAAGGAAGATGGATATCTTTATGCTGTCTATGGTACGCCTAAACATATGTGGGCACGCCCTGAGTAATTAGGAACGTAAAATTGTGTGGACTCGCTAAAATGCGAGGTGTCTCGAAAGAGGCTAACGGGGAAGGCTAAGGCGCTTGCTATGCTAATCCCGTGGAGTTTAATAAATGCTTTATTACGCTCTGTAACGACTATCCCAAGGCTTGCCAAAAAGAAGCAAAAGGAGTACGGCCGGAATCGGTGGGTGAGAACCCCTTAAATGGAAGCACACAACCCCTTAGTAATAAGGGTGATGATATAGTCTAATCCCCTAATAAATATCGGGAAACCGAGGGTATAAATGGCAGAAAATTTATGTGGTGTACAAGCTAAACAATATGCTGAGTACACCGGAGATAACCAGTTTGGAGAGTACTTCACTAACAGCTTCCATATGCACGTTAGTGAGCCTATCACTCCTTTTGAGAAGCAGGATGCTGAATACAAGATGTTCCATATGTGCAACGGAGGACACATTGTCTATAACCGTGTGACTAACCCTGAGAACCTTCAGGCACTTAAGGCTCTGGTTCTCCGAGGTATGAAGAAGGGGTACTATCAAGGTATTAACTTTGATAGTGTCTATTGTGAAGACTGCCATAAGCACTCCACTAATGCTATGAACAAGTGCCCTCATTGTGGCTCTCATAATCTCTCAATTATCTCAAGAGTTTGTGGGTTAAACTAAAGGCTCACGTTAAATTCTCCCTAAACGGGGAACATCCAGAACGGACAATCCCGTGCTAACCCGTGTGACTACGGAAATGTGTAACGACTATATAGGAGAAATATGTTAAAAGAAATTCCAGACTACCCAAGCTATTATGCAGATACCTGCGGTAACATTTATGGTACTAAGAACCAAAAGAAAATGTATAAGCTAACGCCCTATAGTAAGCTAGGATACTTACGTGTTAGACTACAACTGAATGGTTGTTGTCGTGACAAGTCTGTTGCTTACTTAGTCGCTAGGACGTTCGTAAATGGGTATAAGGAAGGACTAGAAGTCAACCATATAAACAAGATTAGAGACGATAACCGACCAGAGAATCTTGAATGGATGACACATATAGAGAACGTAAGATACTCTGTATGCAGAAAACTCAAAGTGACTACCAAGGCAGGTACTGTGTTGTACTATGATTCTTGTAATGACTTCTGCAGAGATGCTGGCTTATCTACCAGTAATTTAGCTAAATGGTATATGCAAAAGAATAATGGCTATATCAAGAAGTTTGAGTTAACTGTCGAATACATATAAGAGATAGTCTGAACTGCATAGGAATATGCAGATTAACAAAATTGATTTAGGGTACACTAAAGCTAACGGAAGTACTCGTATGAATGATGCTAAGTTAGCTGAAATTAAAGATCGAGTGTCAATGTAAACTATGAACTACGCTAAGTTAGATACCTGTAGTATGACCAATGGTGATGGCATAGGCGTAGATTTGTTTGTCTCAGGGTGTTCTTTAGATTGCCGAGGGTGCTTCAATTGGAAAGCCCAGAATCCATTCTATGGAACACCGTTTACTGAGGACACTATAAACACCCTCCTAGATGCTCTTAAATCGCCCTATATTGAACGATTGAGTATCCTAGGGGGTGACCCCTTAGAGCCCTACAATGAGCCAGTTGTAGAGCAAATCCTGAAGCGTGTGAGGGGTGCCTATGGGAACACCAAGAAGATATGGCTATGGACAGGACGTACCTATGAGGATATCAAAGATAAGCCCATATTGAATTATGTTGATGTTCTCATTGATGGTAAATTTGAATTAGATAAAAAGGAAAAACATGAATACCACGGCTCAAGCAATCAGCGAGTCTTTAGAATATTCAACGGAGGGTCTTGCGGACACTATGCAAGTATTGTTCGACAAGGCTCACCCTTCAGGGACGAACGGAAAGCTCTATCTTAAGCTCATCCTTGAGGAGTTTGAAGAATGGGCAGAGGAAGCTTCAGATTGCCCAGAGGACTTCAAAGAACTCTGTGATCTTATCTGGGTTTGCATCATGTATGCTATTGAACATAAGTATCCTCTTGAGTTAGGCATGAAGGCTCTTGCAGAGGAATTCATGAGCAAGATGGTTGATGACAATGGCAACCTTTGTCCTACCTATAGAGCTGATGGAAAGTTACTTAAAGGAGCACACTTTAAGAAAGCTGACTTTAGGAGCCTCTTAGGTGTAACTTCATGAGATTCCTAGATATAGAATCTACAGCAGAGGAGGGGGGATCCATAGCAAAGGATATTATTAATATGTCTCCCCCTATAGCTGTCACAGGGGTTACATTTTTAGGGGTAGCCCTTAGTGACTGGGTTTACATAGGTACCATTGTGTACACTATAGTAGGCATTATAACAATGATAAAGAAGCACTGGGTAGATCCATACCTAGCTGCTAGGAGAGTGAGAATCAATGAAGAACAAAGAACCATTAGACAGAGAGAGCTTGCTGAGCTTGATTCAGGACAACATGTTGGAGAACATGCTGAACGATCTTAAAGACCCAGAGAAACGTAACCCTCAGCTATACAATGCGATTATCAAGGAGCTGCAGAGAAATGGCATCAATTGTGTCCCTAAAGCCGGTGAAGATGGAGACAATGCATTAGCATCCTTACTGAAGGCTACTAAGGAGAACTTTGAGTTAGACTATGGAGCTAATGGCCTTGTCAACTAAAGCTTTGTTTCCATACTTTAATAGTTTTCCATTGTTCTGCAGCTTAGTATGGCAGACTATTGGGTTGCCACAGACTACTCCTATTCAGGTAGATATTGCTAAGACACTACAGCATCCCCCTAATGATAGATTCATTCTTATGGGGTTCCGAGGGGTAGCTAAGAGTTTCATTACTTGTGCTTATGTAGTATGGTGCCTGTGGAAGAATCCTCAGCTCAAGATTATGGTTGTCTCAGCTAACAAAGAAAGAGCTGATGCCAATGCTACCTTCATTAAAAAGATCATTAACGAACTTCCATTCTTAGAGCACCTAAAGGCACGAGAGGGGCAACGGGATACTCAGAATCTCTTTGACGTTGGCCCGAGTAAACCCGATCATAGCCCCTCAGTTAAATCCGTAGGTATCAAAGGACAGCTTACAGGTTCTCGTGCAGATATCATTGTTAGTGATGACGTAGAGGTACCGAGCAACAGTTTCACTCAGGTATTGAGAGATCAGCTATTCGAGTTGGTGAAGGAGTTTGACGCTGTTATCAAACCTAATGGCACCATCATTTACCTTGGTACTCCTCAGAATGAAATGTCTCTCTATAATGAGCTTCAGGAGAGAGGGTACACTGCTATCATCTACCCTGCAAGATATCCTTATGACGATATCCAGAGAGCTAACTATGGTACACGCCTAGCTAAGTTCATTGCAGACAAGTATGACAGTGATCCTGAGAAGTACGCAGGTAAGCCTACAGATCCCCTTAGATTCAATGAAGAGGATCTACAGAAACGAGAGCTGTCCTATAGAAGAGCAGGGTTCCTGCTGCAGTTCATGCTAGACACTAGCTTATCTGATGCTGATAAGTACCCATTGAGACTTAGAGATCTCATTGTAGGCACCTTCAGTACAGATGAAGCACCTATGAAGCTTACATGGATGCCTGATCCTGCTCGTAAGGTCTCCCTTCAGGAGATCCCAAAGGTAATGGGATTAAAGGGAGATGCTTATTATATGTGCCATACAGCTTCCCCAGAGATGGAGAAGTATTCCTATAAGATGATGTGTGTTGATCCGTCTGGCAGGGGGCGTGATGAGACGGGATATTGTGTACTATACTATCTTAATGGTTACATCTACGTGATGGAAGCAGGAGGTCTCCTAGGGGGGTACTCTGATGTAGTCCTAAATAAACTAGCGAACACTGCTAAGAAATGGAAGGTTAATGAGGTAGTCATTGAAGGTAACTTTGGTGATGGCATGTACCTCAAGCTCTTTGAGCCTGTCCTTAGGAAGGTCTATAAGGAATGCGGTACTAAAGAAGTTAAGTCAACAGGACAGAAAGAAGTACGCATCATAGATACCCTAGAGCCTGTCCTAGGTAACCATAAGATGATAGTTACCCCTGAGTGCATCAACAGGGATATCGATAGTGTCCCTGAAGGTGACTACAAGTATGCACTATTCTATCAGATGACTAGGATTACCTCAGACAGAGGATCACTAGTTCACGATGATAGATTGGATGCCTTAGCTATAGGTGTCAAGTATTTAGTAGATCTCATGGGAATTGATGCTGATGAAGGAATAAATGAAGTAACTTCAGAATGGCTAGAGGAATCTTTGGAAAGTTTTTATGGGTTCGTAACTAGAGAAATAGGGGGGAAATTAGGAATAAATAGAATTACAGAAAACACAAGAGAATCAAGTACTTCCAAGGGATTCAATAAATACAAATATTCAGAGGGCTACAGGATCACTAGATAAAATCATCCCTATAAGGGTGAAGTGAACACTCCGAATAAAATCTCCCCTCCCAGAAGGGGCCAGAAAAAGGTTATATATAAGGTAGAGACAGGCTCCTCCTAATAAAAATAATAAAAAAAAATAATTGGGTTACCTATAGTCCCTTTGAGATATCCTAAAGGGTTTCTAAGGACTGCCTTAAATAATCCCTAAAGTTAGTCCTTAGATAATCTTTTAAAATACTCAAAGAAGACATATGAAACCTTTGAACCATAAACTAGTAGTAGCTATCAAGATCATTATCATCATTGTCCTTTTAGTGGTTTCCTTATTGAATGGCGATGTAGGGACAGTTGATGCACTACTTAGAGCTGCTGTAGGGGGTCTACTATAGTCCCTTTAAGGGATCCTATAGTTAATCTATATCCCCTTTGGGGAGTACCTTAGGGTAACCTTTGGTACTCTCTTCATTATGTTAACTTGACGTAT